CGGATCAGAGCTGCGAGATGAGGTCATTCCACCGGCAATCGAGTGGTGCGATAAAGGCCAACACTATGCGCCCAAAATGGGCGGTCGTGATGATTACAACATTTTGTGGATTTGTCTGGCGTGCCAGCAATGATGATCAAAATGAAAATATCAGACGCAGATGAATGGGCTATACACAATCGAGCGGCTCAGGTCGTTTTCTCGCTAGATGATTTAAGTCGAGTCCAGCGATATAACGCAAAGTTAAACAATTATGAACGAGTCACAGAGTATGCAGAGTCTCTGGGCGCTGAAATGGTTGTCGCCCGGTATTTTAACCTTGACTATGACGTCAATGTCTCCAATGGCAAGCGCAATGCAGATGTAGGCAAAGGCATTGAGGTCAAATGGACTTCGTACATAAACGGATCTCTGATCGTGTATCCAAATGATCGAGTAGATGATGTTGCAGTGCTTGTCGTTGGCAGATCACCTGAGTATTACATTGTTGGCTGGTTGCCGGTAAAGCAAGCCATGCAAAAGCAATTTAAGAATAGCCAGCAAGACAGCTGGTGGGTCAATCAAGACAGCCTAAATCCGATTGGCGATCTAGTCAGGAGCAGCTATGCGACAACTCATATTTGATTGCTCGATCTGCGCAAAGCTTTACGGTGACGGGCGCAAATTGCACTTACTATCTAAGGGCAAAGAGCTAACGCTTCATGAGTGGTTCAGCCAATGTTCGGGCTGTGGCACATTTGGCGTCAAGCTAGTTGATGAGTCGCTAGTCGAGTCGCTATGAGGACGGTTATTAAACACACCTGCGATTGTGGCAAATCCTTCGACATTGACAGCGCAAGGCCGTTGGTTGCTGTGACTATCCTGCAAGTCTCGATCAAGAACCATTCAGAGGATTGCGAGAAGGCCTGTGGATAACCTGTGGACAACACGCCCAAGCCTATGCTCAAAACCTGTGGATAACTCTGGCCTACTTGACTCGCTGGTGTACGCTGGAGCATACAAGTCGCAGGAGATTTTATGACCTACAGACAGAATGATTTTGACTCTTTCAGGTTAATCATTAAAAGCAAAATAAAAAAAATTGTGCTGTTATCAGTAATTGCCAGCGCAGTAACAGGCCACAGCTCTGCCTACGGCGTCGATTACCGGGACGCAATTAAATTATATGCACACAGCCAGATCGTAAATGACAGCCAATATCAGTGCTTTTACAAGCTAATAACAAAGGAAAGTAATTGGCGAGTAAATGCAAAGAACGGTAGTCATTACGGCATAGGTCAAATGCGTAACGTTAAGTACAAGAACCTTGACGGCTTCAAGCAGGTCGATTGGTCTAAGCGATACATTGAAGGCCGATATGGAAGCATGTGCAATGCTTGGCGCTTCTGGTTAAAGAATGGATATCACTGATGTCAACCAAAAGTGCAAGAGCTACTGGTGGAAACACTAGAGCTTGGCGCAAGATCAGAGAACGGATACTGATACGTGACGGCTATTGCTGCCAATACTGCGGCTCAGAAAATGCCACAACAGTTGATCACGTCATGCCTATAAGCAAAGGCGGCACTGATGAGCCTGACAACCTTGTAGCTGCATGTACTAGGTGCAACTATTCAAAGAATGACAAGGTAGGTCAGTTTTTTGGACAGCCTAGAACACCTCTGACTCTTCCCTTCCTGTTTTCACCGCAACAAGAGAGTACAAGTCATGACTAAGGCTGGACAGGGTCGCACAAGGGCGCTAAAGGCCGTACCAGAGGCGAACAGAGATGAACAGGGAATTGCTCTGGAGTCTAAGCGTCTAATTGGCTCAGATCGCCCTAGAATTCACTCTGCGCTTAACGATTTGCCGTCCAGAGGCCAAGAAGTCATTGACTTTGCCGAGTCCATAGGCGTAAAACTTATGCCTTGGCAAAAATTCGTGTTTATAAATGCTTTGAAAATTAAGCCTGACGGGCGCTGGAAACACCCGGTCGTCGTGATCGTTGCAGCTCGGCAAAACGGTAAATCAACAATCATGGAAATGTCGATTCTTGCCAGAATGTTTTTGTGGAAAGAACCTTTGCAGCTGGGCAGCGCACACGTACTCACAACCTCACTTGAGACGTTTCGCCATATCGTCAACATAATCGAAAGCAATAAGAAGCTTGCATTGCAGGTCAAGAAAATTCGCTGGGCGCATGGGTCAGAGGAAATCGAGTTGAAGTCTGGCGCTCGCTATGTGGTTAAGGCTGCCAACGCAGCTGCTCGCGGTTTCGCAAAGCCTGAGACGGTGTACATGGACGAAACTCGTCAACTCAAAGACACTGAGGCTTGGTCTGCTATGCGGTACACAATGATGGCTGCAAAAAATCCTCAGCTCTGGACATTTTCAAATGCTGGCGATCAACACAGCTTAATTTTAAACCAGCTGCGCGATCGAGGGCAAGCAAGTGCGGCTGGATCTGAGGACGATATTGCTTACTTTGAATGGTCTGCATATTCGGACAAGATCACTGACGAAAAGAACTGGGTCGCAAGCAATCCTGCCCTTGGACACACAATTCATGCCGACAATATCCGCGCGGTCTTAAATGATCCGCCTGACGTCGTCCAGACCGAAGTGCTTTGTCGCTGGGTCAACACAATCTCTGGGGCGATACCGGCAAAAGAGTGGAACGAGTGCGGCGGGGCTGAGGTACATCTCGACGTCGAAAAGGTGACATGGTTTGGACTTGATCTTTCGCCGGATCGACGAGACGGGGCTTTGGTTGCAGCGCAGAAAAATCCTGACGACACTTTTATCCTCAAGCTGCTACACACTTGGCACAATCCGATTTCGCTCGACGATAAGGCGATCGCAAATGACATTGCGCCCTATGCCAGAAAATATCCTGTTGAATATGTAGCTTTTAGCAAGCGGACAAGTTCTGCGGTAGCTGCTCGACTCGCACCTGCTGGAATTCCAGTGATTGACATTGACGGCGCGTTGTACGGCCAGAGCTGTGATGAATTATTAGGAGCGATTACCTCAAAGCGGCTCATGCATGGAAAACAGGCAGAATTATCCAAGCAGATACTATCGGCCGTCAGATTACCAATGGGCGACGGCGGCTGGATTATCGGACGGCGCGCCTCAAGCGTTGCGGTCTGTGCGGCTGTGGCCTCAGCTTTGGCGACACACTTTGCGACACGCCCTGAAATGGAGATCGACATTTTCTCAGCCTAGGTGTATATGCCACCTTTACACTTAGCGCATGGGTCTATTTTCGCGCACTGTCACAACACAAGCGCCTGAGGCGACGGCGGACATTGAGGCGTCACTAGCGCCAGTAAATGTCACCAGCTCGCTTTACAATATCTACGGCGTTGCCGGTATTACAGCTTCTCGCGTTGAATTTATGTCAGTGCCAACATGCGCTCGCGCTCGCAACATTATCTCGTCGAGCGTCGCTTCAATTCCGCTTAAAGTGCGCACAAAGCAAGACGGCGCAAGAGTTGAGACACCGCCAAAATGTATTAACCAACCAGATCCACGTGTGCCGGGCTTTGCGACTTACGCATGGTTAGCCGAGGATTTATTGCTATACGGTTACGGTTACATGCGCATTTTGGAAATTTATGCTGATACATATCGAATTCGCAGCGCAGAACGTATCGACCCAACACGCGTGACAATAAAAACAAATGCAATGGGAACAGAGATCGAGTATTACTGCGTTGACTCAATACCTGCACCATACGAAGGCGTTGGCAGCCTTGCAGTTTTCTACGGCGTAGATGAGGGAATTCTTAATCGTGCCGGTCGAACAATTAAAGCTGGAGCAGAATTAGAACGCGCTGCAACAATGTACGCGCGCGAACCAGTGCCAACAATGGTTTTGAAATCTAACGGCACAGCGTTGCCAGCAGATCGCATTGCTAAGTTGCTTGAGTCTTGGGGTCAAGCTCGTCGCAATCGCTCAACTGCGTTTCTAAATGCTGACGTTGAATTGCAGACACTTGGCTTTGATCCTGAAAAGTTACAGCTCAATCAAGCCCGTTCTTATGTATCGACCGAACTTGCCAGAGTCACAGGAATTCCGGCTTATTACGTTGACGCTGAGTCAGGATCGAGCATGACATACAGCAACGCAACTTTGGCGCGTCAATCGCTCCTGGACTTTTCACTTCGCCCAATCATGACGGCGATCGAGGAACGCTTGTCAATGACAGGCATGCCAAATGACTTTGTACCGGCAAGCCAAGAAGTTAAATTTGATTTGGACGATTACTTGCGCGGATCTGCAAAAGAACGTGCAGAAGTGTACAAAATTCTTTACGACATTGGCGCTTTGACTTCAGATGAAATCCGACTAGAGGAAGAAATGATCAGATGACATACAGCATACAAAAACCAATTAAAATGGACTTTTCAATTAAAGTCGAAGCTGCGGATTTTCCAAAGCGTGAATTGTCTGGTCGCATTGTGACGTGGAATGAGGAAGGCGTCACCAGCTCTGGATCGACTATGTTTCAGAAAGGCTCGATTACTTTGGGCGAGACAACCAAGCTTTTGCTCGAACACCGCCGCGAGTCTCCAATCGGTTTTCTTAAAAACTACACCGAGGACGACGAGGGAATTTATGCAACCTTTTCTATCGGCAACACCACCGCCGGATCTGACGCGCTAGTCGAAGCGTCAACTGGTCTGCGTGACGGTTTTAGCGTCGGAGTTATTGCCCAAAAATATAAAAACGTTGACGGCGTTTTAGTAGTTAGCGCAAGCGCGCTCAAAGAAGTTTCATTGGTTACAGATCCAGCCATAGCTTCGGCAAAGGTTGAAATTGCAGCTAGTGAGAACAACAATTCTGAGTCCGAAGTGGAAGCAGATGAACAACCTACAGAAGGAGACAAGCAAGTGGAAACACCTACAACCGTTCCAGAAGTGTCAACCGAAACGGTTGAGGCTTCCAAGGTAGAAAAGGTCGAGGCTTCTCGTCCGCTCTACTTCTCATCACCACGTTCACCAATCACAACAGGTGGCGCATATCTTGAACACACAATCAAAGCTGGACTTGGCAACGAGGACTCTCGCCAATACATCAAAGCAGCTGATGACAGCTTCTCTACAAATCCTGCGTTTTCGCCGGTATCTTATGTCCGCGACGTAGCAACAAACACAAATGCTGATCGTCCAGTAATCGAAGCTTGCGGCGGTACACGTCCGCTTAATAGCTACGGAATGACGGTAAGTATTCCGAAAATAACCGCAAATTCTACGGCCGCAACTGTGGCCGAAGGAGGCGACCCAACAGGCACAACAGCGATCACTTCTGCATACGTAAATGCGACAGTAATCAAAAAGGCTGGTTTCCAGCGCTACAGCGTTGAACTTCTCGACCGTTCAGATCCAAGCTTCTACGAAATCATGCTTCAAAATCTGCGCGACGCTTATGCTCAAGCAACTGACCAATATGTAATTGCACAAATTACAGCTGGCGGCACACAGGCAACAGCAACAGCAGCAGACTCAGCTGGCTTGATCTCATTCGTATCAACAGAAGCACCAGCTGCATACACAGCGACAAAGCGCACAGCTAAGTCATTTGTTTCAGGTACTTCCATTTGGACTACGCTTCTCGGCGCAACCGATACAACAGGCCGTCCAATTTACAACGCTGGCAATCCTATGAACAACGCAGGATCAGCAATTCCTACAAGTATCCGCGGCAACGTTCTTGGACTTGACTATTACGTTGATCCAAACATGGTCTCAACTTCAATCGACGAGTCAGCGTTCATTATCGAACCACGCTCAATCGAGATTTTTGAGTCACCTGCGCTTACATTGGCTACAAATGTGCCAACAACAGGCGAAATTGAAATCATGCTTTACGGCTACATTGCAGCGCAAGCTACATTTGCCGGTGGCCTACGCCGTTTCAATCTAACCTAATCCACTTAATCATGGCCTAGGTGCGCTCCCGTATCTAGGCCAGCAGGACACGAAAGGACACAGAGATGCCAGCAATTATTACCGTCGCTAGTCTGCGGCAGGTTCTTGGCGTCTCTGTGTCTCTTTATTCTGACGCTTATCTTGAAGGAATTATTGACTCAGCCGAGCAGGTTATTTTGCCATTGCTTACTGCAAATCAAAATGCAGTTGCAGCGGTTTATCTGCAAAATGACGTTGCTTATTACATAACACAAAAGCCAAATACATTCGTGGCTGGTCAAAGTGTTGTCATAACTGGCTGCGTACCGTCAACTTTTAACGGCACAAAAACCGTCACATCAAACTTTTATGATCCTTTTCCTTATTTGCCTTTTGCATATCCTGCGCCTTATTTCTACTTTACTTGCGCGGTTACAAATGCAGACATCACATTTCGCCCAGTAATCCCTGCGGGCGTTGCGTACCTATCCGGGGCGGACGCGGCCACACTTTACGCCAACACTGACGCGGTTGAACAAGCGGTCACGATCGTCAGTGTGGAGATATTCCAAAGTGTGGTCGCTCCCGGCGGACAGATCGAGGGCGTGGACTTTACGCCGTCACCGTTTAGAATGGGTCGCAGCTTACAAAATCGCGTAATTGGCCTCTTAGGTAATTACATTGACGTTTCAACAATGGCAATGTAAATGCCTACGCCAACAACTATCGCGACAAACGTTCGCGGCACACTAGCAACAGCTTTGGCTGGCGTAGCGGCTTCGG